ATCATCTGCCCATTCTAATCCAGTACCATTTGCGGAGACTTTAAGCACCTTCCCCGAACTTGGGGAAGATGCTATGTCACTAGCTGGAGGATTCTCTATTAAGAGTTTTTTCCAATCAGCCATAATTAAGCACTCACTTGTGCTGAGTTCGCTTTACCAGCCTTCTTATTGCCCTTGTTAGAAGCTTTTATCATCTCTTGATAAGACGATCCTAACTTCTCAAGAACACCTTGAGCAAATGCAGAATCCTTTGCCTGGATGCTTGTATTTGCTATAGCCTGGATTACGAACTCCATTTCTTGTTGAGTTAACTTATCCATTGTGCATTCTCCTTTTTATTTACATTATGGTACATATACCACAAATCCTTTTACTGAATCATAAGCAATATCACCAGCTACTGCATTACCAGCATTTTTTATTGCAGTTAATTCTGCCGTAGTCTTTTCTTTATACTTTAACACTCCAGTATCTTTTACTACAAATTTGGTGTCACCAGCTTTATCTTTTATTGTAGCTTCACCATCATACTTTTGGCGAATTACTTGCACTTGATGATAAAACTCCTTGAGTAGTTTTTATTGCTTCACACACGATAATTTCATTTGTATCAATTCTCCCATCTTGAGATATGCTTAATCCGCTTCCACTTCCACTAGTAACAAAACCACCTCCTATGTGCATATCATTACAAGTAACCCTAGAATCTGTTAATACATTTCCACTTGCATCTATTGTTGTTCCACTATCTCCTGAACCACCACCAATTCGCATATCATTAGCAGAAACTCTTCCAGTAAATTCTCCTGATGCTCCTGATATAAGGTCAGTAACAGTTAAGTCATCACCAACTTTTAAGTCACCTATTAAGGATGCATCTGACACTGCGAGTGTACCAGCTATTTCTAAAGTTTTACCAGCTGGTATTTTTAAAGTAGTAGTTGACAGCTGGATCGCTGATTCTACACCTTCACCATCAGATACTGTTTTTAATGATGATTCCAGGCCCTGGTTATCAGTACCTGAATTAACAGTCAATAAATCTTTAAAAGTTTCTGCTGGTGTTTTGTTATTTAATGATGCCATAGTTACTCCGAATTTTTATATTTCAGTAAAAGTATTAAACATATAAATTACTGGTTTCGCATATTTATTATCTGTTTAGCTTTAGCTTGATTGGCTTTAAACTCTCTAATTTTCTTATTATGTTCTTCAGGAGTCAGCGATCCTTTTTTCAAAGCATGTTGAACATATGCATAGTATTTAAATGCTTCAGAATCACTATATACTGTTCTTTTAGAATTTTTCTCATACTCATATAAAAGTCTTTTTTCAGAATCTTTTTTATACTCACCAAAAAATTGTCTAACTATAGGTGTATTATTTACAGTGAATTCCGTATCTTTATCAAAAAATGACCTACCAGTTTCAATAGTCCTGGATATTGTAGACATCAAACCACCACCGAGATAATTAACAAAAAACTCTAAAGTTTCAGGGCTCACATCTCCTTCAATTAAACTACCAGGACCAGGGCCTCTTACTGCTTCAACTGGATTGCCTTCCAGGTCATAAACAATATTGCCCCCATATAGTCTAAATAAGCCCTCTGCTGTATCATTAAATATTTGAGGATTGCTTTTCCAGTAGTTAATAACATCAGCATCCATATATTTATATTGTTGAGGATATATTGGCGCACCATAAAAGTTTGAATTTGTACTTATCTGAATAAATGGATCGATAAAAGTAGGTGCAGATATTTGTGCAAATGGTCCAGTACCAAGTGGGCTAAAAGCACTAAAAAATGCATTTAAAAATCTCCAGGAATTATCAGCCACATTAAATGGTTCGTCATTCATTCTTGCCCATAAAGCATCACCGCCAATATTACCAGCTACTTTAAATACATTAAATCCATAGGGCATTCTAAATTTGAAATAATTAGTTTTACTGTATCTTGCTATAAAATAGTTGTCCCTCTCAAAGTCAGGTAGCTTTTCATACTCATCATCATCATCACCTAAAGTATCTGCTATATGATTATATAGTGATTCTGTCATGCCTAAAGCGACTAATCCAGCCATTGCTTTCCTGGCTTTTTTACTGTTTTTCACAGCACTAAAAACCTTCATAGAACCTTGTATACCAGCATTAGCAAATAAGTATAATGAATTAATTACATTACCCCATTCACCCTTTCTATTAAAATTAATTGTAACATTCTTTGCACCACTTGCTGATTGTGCCTCACTATAACCAGCATCTAACATAGCCTTAAATAATGTTAACCTTACTGCTGATTCTGTTGCTTCATTTACATCTTCAATAAACTCTACTACTGCTTTACCAGCTTTGGCTACACCACTACCAGTTCTTTCAACTTGGCCTAGATTTTTATTCATTTTAGCTATCTTATCTTCAATAGTTTGCAAATCAAAAAACCCAGTTTTACCACCAGCTAGTTTCATTCTATTATACAGATCGGCCCACTCACTGTCAGTCTCATTTTTTCTTTCAACATCAAATACGGCTCTCCATGCTGATTGTATATTTTGCCTGGTCAATGCTTGACCTCTAATTGCTTCTCCCTGAAATGCTGTTATATTTACACCAGCTGTCTGTAAATCTCTTACAAAGTTTGACGTAATAAAATCAGGGTTATATATTGTGTTAACATATCTAAGATAAGTGTTAAACATCATAAAAGTTTTATTAGCCCTTGCTACGCCCATATCTTTCATAGCCCTTGCTATTTTTACGCCTTGGTCACCTTTAAAAACAATCTGTTTTACTTTACCATCTACCTTAACATTTACTGTATTAGTTTCGTTAGGTGTGGTCCCATCACTTAACTGCTTACTATCTAATGGCGTTAAGTATAATATTTCACCATCTTTACCATAGGTAGGCTTATAAGGAAGGCTTCTAACTTCATATGCTGAACTAGGAAAACTTTCTACTAGGTTAAGCAATGTTTTATTTACAGCATTTTTTTCTGACCTAATTATTGCAGAATGCATTCTCTCGGTAGCAGATATAACAATGTTTCTTACTTTTTTCTCACTACCAATAGCCTTTTTATATTCTTTTCCTTTGACGTTAAATCCTTGGCCCCTGGAAGAATCCACTGTTGGATTAGGATCGTCTTGTTCCCTAAAAAGTGGTACATAATTTTGTGCTATAGGATTTACGTTAGGATCCGTCAGATTATCATAATCCTCTTTACTAATCAAACCGCTTTCATATCGTAACCTAACTTCAGGATCGATAAATGTTTCTCTAAATTCTTTTACATATTTATTTAGTTTTTTAAGGCCATACTTTTTATTGTACTTGCTTCTAATGCGCTTAGCCTCTGCGCTAGACATTCCACTACCATTTTCCATATCCTCTTCTGACATGTTTTTAATATGCTTATTTCGAACTTCTGCATGTTTGGCATGTAGATACTCACTAAACTCATCAATATCCATTTCTAGGTCATTATATAACCTTGATACAAAACTATTAGAATTTTTACCATCAATAGTTTTAGCATTAAAATCTTTTATTAATTCAGGAATTCTACCAACTGATAATTCAGCCTTCATGTGTACATCGTAAATTTCTCTAAGATTAAAATCACCCAGGTATGCTTGTCTTATATCTTCTTGTAAGGAAAGTACTGGGTCCATGCTATCTACTATTTTTCTAAGTAGATATTTTTTTATACCACTGAAACTGGTATAATTTTCTTCAGATATGTCTAGTGGAAAATCCTCGCTTATGCGAGACAAAGCATCTTTTTCAGCACCTAAATCAAAGTCAGGTACTATTTGGTAGGATTTTAGCTGTTCTCTTTTGTTGTCGAGGAGTCGCTCTCGGAGTCGTTTTTCGACCCTTGGCGCATAATAATCACTGAGCCTTCTTGGTAAAGACTTCCCGAAGAGTCGTGTAAGGGCAACGTTATATTTTTCCCCTTCAGGACTCTCTGACCATTTATTACTGATTCCTTCATACTTCTGACCAAAAAGTACTGGTAAACCCATATCAATGTCAAGTTCTTCGTTTACTCTTTCTATTGCATATAAAAGTTCTTTACCATATTTATCAATATCATTCTTATTTACATATGTACCAACTACCATAGCTTGTTCGTTTGTTTTTTGTACATTTTTATCAGTAAAGTTATCTCTCATATAAAAACCAGGTATAACTTCATTAGGTAATTCTTCATCTAAAATCTTGTATACCATACCAGCAATATTCGGGTCTGCTAAGCTTGGATGATGAAAAGCTAATCCAGCACCATTTAAACTTTCGGCTATTCTTTGACTACCAACAGAATCTTGCTGAAAAACAAGCCCCACAGAATACATAAACCCTTTAATAGCTTGGTTACTTCCCCTAACTGTCATTGTTTGATTTGCACTAACTACACCTTCCCAACCACCAACAACTTGCTGTTCTGTATTTACAATTTTTAATCCAAGGTCTTTGGCTATATCAGGCACAACTAGGTTAACTAATTCATCTGTTAAAGCTTGTTGTTCGTCTAAGGTTAATTCATTATATGCATCGCCAAATTGCTTGGAGTATGGAGTATCCTTACCAAAATTAAGTTCAAATGCTATAGTAGGTTCCTGGTTCTGAAAACTTTCAGGTACACTCATACCTTCGCTAGTTTGTAATGCTTTGGTTATAGCTGTCCATCCTATAGCTTGATGTTGCCAGGCATTTACATTACCACCCATGTAACCTATTTCATTAAGATCCGCACTTAATTCATTCATCTTTCTACTACCCCATTCGTATTGAGGTTCAGTAGGTGGTGGGGTAACAGCCTTTTTTTGTTTTACCCTGGACTTTCTTTCTTTGCCAGTTTTCTTATCTATGATATTTACAGTTTTATACTTAGGCTTTCCAGTTTTCTTATCAATGACATCTACCATCTTAGCCTTCATGTCAATCTTTATACTTCTAACATCTAGTGGATTTTTAGCGAGTCTCATTAATGCATTTTTCATTGTACTATCTACAAAACCCATGTCTCGAACAGTGTGCCTATCTACAGCTACAGCTTGACCTAAATATGGATTATCTTGCATGATAGTTCTAGTAGTTTTACCCAATGCACTATCCATAAAATCAAATAACTTTACACCTAGGCCTTTTTCTGTACGCTCTCCAGCCATGACCCTTTTTATATTTTTATCATTTAGACCAGCCCTTTTTATAGATGGAAAATCTGCTTTTAATTGTTCTAATGATAAATAAACATTAGATAATGCAACTTGTGGACTAGCATTAAGATTTCCCATTAACCAGGATACCATATAAGGTACAGCATCTTCTTCGCCAAAATACTCTAAGAATGCTGGGTATGCATCCTCATACCAATTCATTGCAGTTCTTTGTTCTTCTTCGGTCAAAATGCTATTTACTTGTTCTAGCCACTGTTCTGCTGTTTGTTCTGCACCTACATAAATAACACTTCCATCTTTAAGTTCTATGCGCTTAGCAGTAACATTTTTAGGCCTACCTACAGATTCCATTAAAGGTATGGGATCGCCAACTGGCTCACCATCAACAATCTTAGTATTAATTCTTTTTAATGCTTTATTCATTAGATTAGATTTACTACCAGTAGGTACATCAGGATATGCATTTACAGCTTCCTCTACAATCCCTGGTTCTAACTGGTTAGAGATTTGTGAACTTTTGACATCATCAGATGTTTGTTTGGATTTTTTTGTTTTAGTTCTTTTAAAAGTTTTCTTTGGTGGACCCCTAGCTGGATCCGATCCTGGAAACATTTGAGATTGCATTTCAGCATCAACACCACTTGCAAATTCTTGATTAGGTGAAATACCTGGTTCATCCGATTTTAATGCATCAAAAATCTTAGTTCCATCACTCATTTCGCCAATTGTAGCGATAAATTCGTTAGCTAAGTCATCAGGAATGTAAATTGCACCCTCAAATTTTGAGTCTAGCCCTTTAAAGCCCCCTTTGGTATATAGAATCGCATCAGAAAATAACTCGAGGTTACCTTCGCCTTCCTCTGCAAAACGCAGTTCTAGGCCCATTTCTGAGGCTTTTTTTCTGACGGACCTAGCCCAAATTTCAATTCTGTCTGCTAACGCTCTTTCTTGGGTGTTTTTTGAGTTTCTAAGCTTCTTGACTCTTGATTCGATGATTTCTTCAAGAATTGTGCTTCCAGTCGCTCCACCACTGAGGGATATATTGCCTTTTGAATCTGTCGATCCGTTAACCCTGACGGCATATTCTTTTTCTCCATTTTCGTTTTCTCCTATTTCGGGGAATTGTTTAGGATCGTAACCCCTATTTACCAACTCCGATTCTGTTATTGGTCTGCTACCAGTATCATCTCTATTATATTCTATGTTGTAATCATTAGCCTCATCATCATTTATCATCTTTGCCTGAGTTTCAACGATGACAGCTTCCTTACCTTTTGAATCTCTAATTCTTGCATCTACAATATCTCTACCAGTTTGCACAGCACCACTTATAGAACCAGTAGTACCACCTAGTACACCACCACCCACAGTCACTGCTTGTAATCTTTTTATTATTTCTTCTTCAGTGTAGGTTTTGCCAAGGTCATTTATTTCAAAATATATATTTGTAGCTTCTTGTAATAATTCTTCTACTATCTCTGATGCGCCACCAACAATAGCTTTTTTAGTACCATTAGCAAATAACTGTCTGCGAATTGCACCTTTAATCATTATATCATTTATAGCTTTAGTACCTAAACCAAGCTTGGTAAAAATCGCACCAGCTGGTATATTACTTAATAAAGCATTTATAGTCCCTACAGTACTAGCAGTGATAGAAGCTTCTTGTGGAGTCAATCCAGCATCAATACCTTCGTTATACATGTTACCAGCTTCCATGTTAAAAGCTGTTGCCATTGTAGTACCAAATACAGCACCAGGATTTCTAGTTGTTACAGCTACGATTGCACTAGGAACAACAAATGTTAAAAAGCTTGGTATAGCTTGACCTACAGCACTAGCTACGAATCTAGGATCGCTCCATTCGTAATCCATAAAATTATCTGTTGGTTGCAAATCAGGCCTACTAGCAAAATCTTCAATACCACTTTTATATAACCTTTGACCAGCTTTGAAAAGAGGATTATTTAATGTACGCTCTAATGCTTCCTCTTGGCTCAAATCTCTTATTACTCTACCACCTCTACCTATTCTAGGTCCTGGCTGTGTAACTGCTAAATTTTGTAATGCACCACCAACAGTTTGTTTTAATCCACCAGCAACAAAATATGCCTTTGTACCTTTAGTCAATCTATCAATGTAATCATCATCTTCCTGGATTTCTATTTTAGGTACATTTGGATCGGTTGGGCCTTGTACTGGATTTTTCTTTTGCTCTTCTTTTTCAGCTTCTATTCTTTCCAACTCCTCCATTGCATTAAAAATACGTTCATTATCAAAACCTTTTTTTCTTAAAGAGTCTATAGTTGTTAGTTGTTTTGGTAATATATACTTATCTTCAGGAACCAATGGTGTGTTAGGGTCTTCACCTTTTTGAATTATTTCATCAACCATGCTTTTTGGTTGTGTAGGTTCAATTTTTACTTCAGGTATTTTCTCTTCTTCAAAAGGGTCTAAAGTAGGTGCAATAGTCGTATCAACATTTTCCGCATCACTTGCTAACTCTCTTCGCAATGCATCTAAATCAATACTTTTAATTAATTCGTCATATTGACTCATTTACTTAATCCTGGCTTGTTCGTTCTCAGCGTAATTCAAATAATATTTTAACAACCCAGCATTTCTAAATCTTCTTTCAACTTCTTTAACATTATTAAATTTTCTTAATGCTTTAAATGCAACTTCATTTACTCTTTGTTGTATTTCTATTTCTCTTTCAGATTGCAAATTTTCTATTTTTCTTTTTATTACATTTAGCTTAGCATCTAGTTCACTTTGCTGTATAGGTAATAAAGTTGGCCTACCATCTTTATCAGTTATCGCATTCTTTGCCATATAACTTTGTTCTTCTAAAGATAATTCAGCTTGAAGTTCATCTAATCTATTTTGCACTTTGTTTACATATATACCAATTGAATCAAAGTCTACAAAAGTAGAATCTTTTCTTTCTTGGGCTCTTTCTTCTTTAGACGCTTGTTTTTCTCGTTGTCTTTCAATTTTATCTTGTTCTTTAACTTCAGCATCCCTCATAGCTTTCATTTGGTCTTCTTTATCACTTATTATAGATTCAGTACGCTTCTGATTTTGTGTGGCTCTTCTTTTGAAATTATCGTTAATAGGCTTTGCTTTTTCCAGTCGCATTTTTTTTCTTGCTTCCAGCTTTTTTCTTATTTCCATTCTCTCTTTAGGAGTTAAAGATTCAAAAAGAGTTTTGTATTTTGCTTTCTTTAAAGCCCTTACATTAGGGTCTGATGGTTTTCTAATATCAGTTTCTACATAGCCACTACTAGTACCATCTTGGCTTTGTTGTGTTCTTTGTAATGCATCTAAATAACTCATATCGTACCTTTAATTACTTAATAAAATTTCAAGAGCTATATCTTCATCTTCAGGGCTTATTCCTTCTATAGCTTTTATCAAATTTTCTTGTCTCACAGCGTCAAAATAACCAGCTGTACCAGTACTTAATGCATCAGCAAAAGAACCAATAATGTCATCCCTTCTTTGAAATCTGTTTAATGCATTTGTGTATCGCACATCTTCTATGCCTTGACCAATTTGACTTGCGGATGCCAATGCATTTATTTTAGACTCCTCATTGGCCCTGGCTATTTCTTTTGCCAGTCTCGCAATTTGTAATGTGGTTTGACCGCCTTGCTTAATTAATTGGTCCGCAACAATACCACTACTTTCTAATCCTTGCCTAACAGCTGTACTTCTTATTTTATTTTCTGTTTCTTTATCAGCTTGTTTTACGTCAGTCATTATTTCATTTTTCACATCCTGACCATACAAACCTTCTTTTGCAATTTGTCTTTGTTTGTTTAACAAAGCCGTAGTGTCGCTAGATACCTTTCTTTGTGGTGGTTTATTAAACATATTTGACACACCCTTAAATAAACTAGGGACTGCCATTTTTAATGCTGTAGTATATGCACTCATAATTAACCTACTTTCGTTCCAGTAAACATGAAGGTGTTACCCTCACTATCTTTAAAATAAATTCTTGACTGGTCATCTGTTGGCTCACTTGGGCCGATCTGACCTTTTTTTATTGTGGTAAAAACAAACTGATTTTCTTTTATTTGATTTGGTTTTACCTCACCAGTTGTAACCTTGGTCATTGTTTCTTTTTTCCTAGTCTGTGTCACTTGCTGTACACCTTTATCAACCTTCTCATCGGCAAATTTTATTCTAGCCATCTATTTCTATCTCCAATTTTCTGATAACTGCACTGTTGTTATCATTCGCTGTTTCTAATAATATTGATATTGCTTTTGCTCTTCCTCCAGCTGTTGGCCTCCTACTTACAATTTTATCTCCACTGCTATTAGCTGGAAATGTAATTGTAAACAATGCAGTACCACTTAACTCACCATCTGCAAAAGCTTTACATGTAATGACAGATGCACTGTCATAATGCAAATTTATTCTTCGTACAATATTCGCTCTATCGTACTTACCACTAATATCTATGATACCAGTTTGATAACTACCCTTAATAGTTTCACTACTACTATTAACATGCATTTCTCTTATCTGTGTAACTAATGCCATTATGGACTCGGATTATTATCATAAACATCTACAGTAAATAAACCTAAATCGTCATTTACTGTAAAAAAATTTGCTGTTTTAAAACTATTATCATCAAAATTAAGTTTGGTCCACTCCTGGTTAATTAAATCATACATAAAAATATTAGTATGGTCATTGCCCAGGGTGCAAATCAGCCTATCTCTTTTAATGTCATAAATTATTTTAGAAGATGATATGTTGGCTATGCCCTGGTATGTGTCTTCTATGCTTTTAGATATAGGAATAAATGTAAAATCAGACCTGATTTGATAAATATTATCCTTAGAACAGAAGAATAAATTATCTTGTGCATTAACAATACTCTCAGGTGCCACACAACCAATACCAGTATTTACCTCTAAAAGTGTAAACAAAGATGGATCGCCTGAAGATACATCTAGCCTAAAAATACCTCGTGTCATAAATACAACCAGGTTGTTTAGTATTCTATTCATACCAATAATTGAACCACCTTGCTGGTCAAGAATTCTAATAAAATTTGTAGTTGGTATAATATCAGGCTGACCTAATTCACTAAACATAACAAAATCAGGATGGTCCTCAGTCTTGTCCCCATCAGGATCGATTTTAACATTACCAACAAAATGGATATCGCCAATCATTTGGCTATATTTATATCTTGTATTTACTTTTGCATCTGTGCCAAAAAATGGAGACTGAAAACTATTTGTATATCCTACATCATAAAAATGTAATACGCTATGAGTACTGTCCCTAGTTAAAACATAATCTTTGAATAAATTACAATCATCCTGGTCAGCATATGCATCAACATTATCTAGCCTTACTGATTTCCCAACACTCTCAAGTACCACACGCTGTCCGTTACTTGCATCAACAGCAATACCGCCATTGTGAGCATTTGTCCCCCACCTTTTGTTATTAGCTATTTCATAATGTATAGCTTTATTGTGCCATACAACATTTTGACATGTAAATTCTTCAACTCTATTTGAACCAGTTAAAAATTCTGTTAATGGGTCACCTCCTGATGGATTTGGTACTGTGATTTGTATAAGTCTCGTTAGTTTTAAAGTTTTATTAAAGTTAAAATATGAATTATTATCACTGGGTATACTTGCCGTAGGATTTATAAAACCATTTGATAAATCTGTAAGAAATGTGCTGTCATTTAACAATGTAGTAACACCACTGAATGTGGCTGTAGTGCCACTAAATGAACCAAAACCTCCATTAAAAATTCTTGGACTTCCTGAATAAAATGGTCCAGTATCAGCTGTTCCATTGTTCTCCATTACCATTATCCATACATACCTAACTGTCAATGTATTAGATGCTAAACCAGTAGCTGTAGGCATACTAAAAATACCATCAGATGCTGATAAAGCAGTATAGCTATCTATAAAGGTATTGCTAAAAATATAATCTTTACCTTTATTAATATTTGTATTATCAACAACTGTATTATCATTATCGCTTTTAGTATTTAATGGGACCTCACCAACTTGATAATAATTATCATCATTGCCAGTCTCTCTATAAATTTTAAAACTGGTAATTCTAGGGTTAAATGCATAAGTCTTATTAGGTTCAGTGCCAGTTCCTGACTGATTAGGAAATCGAACAGATACTTTTGCACATTTAGTTAATCCACCAGTAGAAATAGTTCTAAATATTTCAGGTAATGGTAATTCTTGAGAACCATCAAATATTGGACTAATCTTATAATTAAAATCATTATTAGGTAATGTAAGACCCGTATCAGCACCCAACTCTACAGCTGTCAGGCTTTGAAAGTCTAATTCTGTTGGACTGGGATATGATGGAGTTGCATTTTGAAATACATATTCATTGACAGTGTCGTTACCATCAAAAAACTTTCTACTAATATGTTGTAAAATTTTTGGTGGGTTTACTAGATTGTCTGATGCTATTCTAAAATCTTGCCCATGGTCATTCAGGTCCACAACATTAGAAGATGTGACTGCACTACCTAAATCTGTAGGACTACTAAAATTATTATTTAATTTTTTTATTTTATTATTAGTAGCATCAAACCCCACCCATACAGCTGGTATCTCAGCATTGTTTATATCAAGGTTTGATGGTGACCAATACTGTAATTGAGATATTTGTATACCTGATAAATCAGTATGACTTCCTCTACCTTTTTGTTTTGTAAGTGTGCCCAAGGTATCAAGACTAAAATTTGTATTGATGCGAGAAAACTCTAAACCAATATCATTAGGATCGGCATTTGTTGCTAAGCCTTTAAACTCTTTTACTTCTATAATCATTAGTAGCTTCCAATACCTAGCCTATCAGCTACAAAACTCATACCTCCCTGGTCCTTATTAGCAACCACACTTCTAGCTTTTTCTCTATTTGCTACATATAAAGCATAATGATTTTGATATTCTTGGCCATTGCCAATATCTTGATGTATCATTGCTTTTACATAGTCAACTAGATAATGATGGTATACGTCAGGGATTTGTGGTTGTGTATCTGAAAAATCAAACTGTACACCTTTTGTTCTTGCTAAGCCACCAATACCAAGAACATTCCAAGTCTCAATAAATTGATTCCAATTTGTGCCGTAGCTGTTAACATACTGGTCAGCTTCACCGCCACTAGCAAAAAAATCTTCATTATCATTTGTAAAGCCGTTAGTAATGTTTGATATCACAACATGGCCTTCCAATGCATCCATATATTCTATACGCTGGACTGTAGCCGTAGTAGTGGTACTATTACTAGCACCTACTCTAGATTTTATTACATCACCAACTCTAAAATATTCTGATACTACAGTATCAAACCTAAACCGCTTCATGCCAGTCAAAGTTCTTAAGCTTTTAGGTACAGCTACATATGTAATGGTTAATACACCACTTTTTGGTGGCCTAGGTATAAGATATAATCTATTATCTTCTATGTAATACTCACATGGCTCTGATATTCGTACCAAATTCGTGTCTAAACTACGTTTATAGTCAAAACTATTGCTCATAGCTTTTGTAAGCACATTTGACCTAAATATGGGCTTATCTGCTAATTCTATAAAATCATTTGGTAAGGTGATATGTGATTTTTCTTTATAATAAAAAATATTTATTTTTTTTACAAAACATTTAGTATACAAACTAAAGTCTTCCTGGGCCTCATCTAGATACAACCCAGCCCTCTTATCTAATTGTCCGATCCTACCTTCAAATGGCACTAAGGCCCTTGCTATAAGCTTATCCCATGTCATGCCCTACTCCAGTTGGTTGTTCGATAGCATACCTATCATTTAACATTTTAATTTGTTCCATTGCAGAAGCTTTTGCTAACTGCGACCTATCTGCTTTATTGTCCATTCTCCACAGTTCTGCTTCTGCTAGGTCAATCATAATATCATGTAATGCGGAATTAAGTATTGGTTGTACTTCAGCTGTATTTCCTACTGCTGGAGCCATATCTGTAGGTGTTTTCAAATAATATAAATGTGCAGTTGTAAAACCACCTACTTGTGCATTGGGCCTAATGTTTACATTATTACCAAACACCCAATACACTGGATTAACAGAATCAGCACCTAGATATTCATTTTCAAGTTTTTTAGCATCTGAAAAAGGAATTCTAATTGCATATTTTGTACCAAGTTGCACTGCACGAATACTATTTCGGATCGGTACTTTACTAGTTTTATTAGCACCACCAGCTCCATCTAAAGTAATTAACCCACCAGTACCACTTATAGAAACATTATCTTTAAACTCTAATTCAGTTAAATAAGCTTCATGTAAAAAATTAGCTACCATTCTCTGTGCAGTATTTAATGCACTATCCTTAGTAGCTGTATTAAAATTATTTTCGCCAGTATCTTCTAATCGAAGACCTAGCTTTGTATGCATATTTGCTCTTGTCATATTTATCAAGAGTTCCCTGGCCCATCAGGACCAGGGATTAACTCTATCTTTTTATTTAGCTGTTATTGTGCAGAGACTTTTTCCCAACCGACTGTTGCACCACTTGCAGAAGTTTTCATATAAAGGTCAGGTCCACTAAGTTCAACATAAATTGAACCTTTTGGACTAGCTTTCATATCTCCTGAAACACCAGTAGCTGGGGCTCCTGAACCAGTAGCGAAGTCTATTCCACCAAGTGAGAATACTGAAATACCGCCTCTATCTTGTTGAATTACTCCAACACTTTTTTTATCGGATTTAGCTTGTGATATTGCCATAATTAACCTCCTTAATAGCCAGTTGGGCCACCAGTAATCTTGCCCAACATTCTTGGATTACTTACAGTTAAAGCACCTAACCATAGTATGTGTGCTACTGAAGCATCCTGATTAACAGGTTTACTAAAGCCTTGGAATGCAAAGTTTCTTGAAGCATGATGTCTAAATTTTATATATTTAGTGTTCAAGAAAAACATCATTCCAGGTGGACAATGGTCATCCACTACCACTGGAGTCCCACGAAAAAGTAGGTTATTAAATCCAGCGTCTGCTAGGGATTGTGAACTTGCACCAAATCTTTTTTGTGCAGATAAAGATTCTTCATAAGCATCAAAAATGATTTGTGTAGTTACGATTAAGTCAGGCTTATCATTATCAATTGAACAAGCACCATACATTTCTCGCATTTCTCTACCAATGCTATTCGCACCACTAGCAGAAGCGACATCACCATAAGTGCTTGAACCAAATGATGCCACATTACTATTCCACCAAGGATATGTAGCAGAACTTGTAATTCCACCTAATTCTCGGTTTGTACCAATAATGTGCTGTAATCCAAGAAATCCACTTGTTTCTGCTCCAGCAGTACTTACAGATGAACCACTATTATCTGAATACAACTGAGTACCAAATAAGTCTTTTAGTGATTTTTCTGCATTCTTAACCTTTGCAGAAATAAGGTCTACCACTCGTTCACTACCTGAGTTCAACGCTTCTTCCCTACCTGAGTAAGTAATAGAAGCATGACACTGAACCCAATCGTAAGAAGCATCAGTAAATAACTCTTGTGGAGTCGAATCTAATACATCATAACCATTGTAAAAACCCTTGGCACCTGACTTAGCATATTCAATAGGCTGAAGTACTTTGTTACCACTGGCTGTTGGTTCAGAGTTTTGCAACATCTTAAATGTCAAAATATTTGAATTGAAGATGTTATCAACAAGAACTGGAATGAATTTATCACGAGTGACAGCTGTTAAACTATCTATAGAAAGTGACATATTCTATTTTCCTTTAATTTATTATTCAAAAAAATTATAGTTCTTTAATGCATCAGCCCTGGCAGACTTGTAATCTTTAGGTTTAGTAACTGGTTCCTCATGGATTCCTTTCACTGCACCTTCAGGTTCAGGTATGCTTTTCATAGCTTTTGCATTTCTAGCTCTATTTACTGCGGTCTTAAAAGCACTATCTTCAGCTGATGAATGATAGGCTAAAACAAATGCATCCTCTAAACCATCAATACCAGTAAAGCCTTTTTCAATGGCTGTAGTAATAACTTCATCCATTAAATTTTGGTCTTCTAGTTCGGGATGTTTTTGCCTGAGTTCAGAAAGGTCCTGAGTAACTTGTCTGTCGGCTTCCATGACTTCAAGTTCATCTTGTCGCTCTTTTTGTAACTCGTTTAGCTTATCTTCCAACTCCTGGACCCTATCGGGTTCCGCTGTGTCCTGAGTTTGTAACTCTTCCGCTTTGTCAGGATTAAAAATGGGATGGTCAGCATCTAATACTTCACGAAGTGCTTCAATAGCATTTTCATCGTTCCGTAAGTCTCGCCATACTTTGCTTTGTTTTTCAAAAGCTTTTCGATCTGCACTTATCTGCTGTGCCTTCTCTGTATTCGACTTTTGCCATTCGTTTTTATTATTGTATGCCTCAAGAGCCTCACTAATAGTATCAATATCATATTCATTACCATCAAGTTCTAAACTCTCAATTTCCACATGGTCATCCTGACCTTCATTTGATACTTCTTCTAACTGATTAGATTGGTCCACATTGACATCTTCAGTTGGGGTCTGTACCGATTCCCCTTGCTCAATAGGTGACTCATCAGTAACTAAACTAGCAACTTCATCATTACTTAATGTAACGCCTGAATAACTAGTCTTATATTCTTCTGACATAGATTCTCCTATTTATTGATTGAAATTTTTACTTTGTTTGCAAAAGTATCAAAATACTAATACTTAGATTTCTTCTTTACTTTAGCTTTTGCTTTTTTCTTTTTTTTCTTTTTTACTGGTTTACCATATGCATATTTCATTATTAATAGCCTCGCTTCTTATTTATTTTAGCAACTGCTTTGTTATACATTTTTTTAGCACCTTTATGTATCATTTCACTAGCCATACCAGCAACTGCTATTTTTCCAGCATCTGACTTTTTTCTTTTTCCTTTTGCTATCATATATAACTGTACTAAAGGACCTATTTTTGAGCCTTCTTTTAGTTTCTTTAATTTCTTTTTTTTCTTTTTCATTACTTACCCACTTGCTTCATTGCAGTTTTATGTGCTTTGTCAAATGACATACCACGATTAATTAACGCTCTCATAACTTTCATATGCTTAGAAGTATGGTGCTTCCTATGCTTTTTAAGCATCTCCATATATTTTTCTTTATTATGCATGTTTAGGTGCCATAGCGTTTGCAATTAGGTTTGGATATTTCCATCCCTTTTTCTTACTATACGCTTTTGCCCACTCTTTCTGAGCTGGTGTTAATTTTGATGATTTCTTTTTAGGATTCTTTTTATTCCAAAATGCTTTAGCCACACTTACACCTCCATTTTCTTAATGCTTTGTTTATTCTGCTATTTGGGTCTCTAGCCGTTTTAGCAGATGTTAACCTTTTCTTCATTCCGCACATTCTTGCACAAAAACTTTTTCTTCTTTTCTTAGCTTTACCTTTAGGCTTTTTACTTGTTACTGGTGCTTTTAGGTTACCCCCAGTGGCACGATTATAACTGGCACGACCTTTAGCATTAAGTCCACCACTCTTAGACTGACCTTCCTTTCTAGTCCATGCCTGGCTCATTGCCCATTGCTCCCATTTGCTGTGCTAATTGTGGATTAGCTTGTAACTGTTTAAATATTTCATCTTCTGACATACCTTCAAACATAGAAGGGTCAGGTTGCTGTTGTTGCTTTTTCTCTCGCATTTCATTTATTAATCTTTCAATGCCAGGTAGTTGCATATTCTCCAGGATATATTCAGGGTCCTGAATTAAACCAGCTTGTGCTAGTGATAATATCTTTTCTTCTACATAGGTTCTGTTATCAGGTAACATACTACCCACTCTAGCCCTAACCATTTGGTCAACATCTGCAAACTCCATTCCCTGGTATACTACTTCTGCTTCATTACCTTCAGCATCTTTCATAGACAAAGAATGATTTTCTGTGCCCATATTTTTAATCATTGCAATCCACATCTGACCAAGTATTTGCATAGCACTATCTAATTGCCTGGATTTAAAATCTATCTTAGATGTAGAAGCAGTTCTATATACTTGTGCTTGTACTCCGCTAGTTACATTTGGTTCTTGTTTACCCATTGTAGCTTTATTGACACCTGATACAGTTTCAAACATATCTACCAGTAGTTGGTAAAAGTTAAAAACGTACCCTGGTATTGAAGCTGGTTGTAACATACTTACTTGACCAGGACCACGCTTTCTAATTACCGATCCAGGCTTATTATTTATTTGGTCCTGGACATCTGCTGTTTCATCCACAACAAACATTGGATTAGCAATTAGATGTACATTATCCATGACCTGGGAGGCAATGCGGTCTAATGCTAGATTAATACTCTTTAATCTTTTCGGTTCGGGCTTACCCCAAAACGAATGTGCAGAACCACCATTCTTCATAACAACATAAGGAAATGGATAAGGACATCTATTCATTTTATCCAGGAACTGATATCGACTAGGCCCATCGTATAGTATGATGTCGTTTGCCATGCAAATCTTTCGTAGCCCACCTGGATATTTTGGTTTGCCAACCTTACCATCTTTATCAGACTCTTCTTGAGTATATTCGACACTTCCATCTCGCATATACACTTCAACCAGTAGGGCTCGTTCTTCCAAGTTTTGCATAGCCTCAGTTTCACCTTCAAAGTAATTAGTCTCTGTCCCATGAGAATCAGTTACCTGGATAAGTGATTTACCACCATGATTTACTTCGGTGATTTTTAACGCTTCGTATTCTGACATCTTACCCATAGATTTTACAAGATGTCCTTTTTCGGGAAATAATTCTTTTATTTCATATAATGGCCTAGGTGCCATATGAATAATCCATTGTGCATTTTCTAATTTTGTAGCACTAGGATTCACATAAAAACTAAACGGATCCACCATGTCACAATCAGGTAAATCATCATGCATATTCCAGTTTAGTTTTACAATACCAGTCCCATAGACAAGATAGTCAGTAAGCCATTCAGGAACTAATGTTGCCATGTCTCGCATGTACCACAAATCATCTAACTGGGCTTGAAGTGTTTTTGCAACAAATTTAGACTCTTCAGTAGCACCCACTGGTATTACATCTATCTTCGGAGGCTGAGATGACATAATTGGTATTTGGGTATCAATTACATTGGCTATCATGTCTAGGGTTAACTGGTTCTTATATTCAGGCATGGATAAACCCTCCCAATGATTACCCATGTATAATTTTTCTGATTCTCGCCATAACTCACTTGTTTTCCTCCTAGATTTTCTAGCAGAATCCATCATGGCATGTATCTTTTTAATTAATTCTTTTTCTTCGTGACTGGGTTTGTATTCTTCTGACATTTAGTTACTTTCGTTATAATTATTTCCTAAAACCATCATATCACTGATACTGGCAATAATATCAATATATGCATTTCGTATTTCAGAAGACATTTCGACAAATTCATCATCGTCTTCCATTTCAACTCTATACCAGGTGCCTTTTTCAAAATCATATCTTTCAACTATCCTCTTAGTCCTGGAACGTCTATTTTGTTTGCTTCGAACTTTTGCATCAGTTTTTGTATCCATGGTTTAGCTTCTTCTTCCTCAGGTTTCCCTATGGCCATCATGGCATACCTAGTTGCATCAAGGAGATGGTCGGGTCCCTTCGTATCTAAATCTTCAGGCCGTCTAAGGTCATGTACCAGCATTGGTATTGTATCTATAAACTTGCGACAAGTCTTAAACACAAAGAACTTAGGCGGTGTTTCTTCATCCCATTTTAAATACTCCCGTAAAAGGTTCCAACCACTCAAGCGGTTATTATTGGCTTTTATTGCATTTATTCCACCTTTTCGTAACAAATCTGCTATTGCCATATGGGACCCAGCGACTGCATCAGAGCGATTAGTATTTATAGGATTTCGTATCCACATACTAGGATCCCCTAATGTGGCTCTAAACTCCTCGCCCTGGCTCATACCAGTTAATGCTTCTATATGGCCTGATAATTCCATTTCTGCCACATAATACTCCCTATATAGATAAACATCACCTTTAGGACTAACAGCAAGAAAGGCGGTTGCAAATGGGGCCTTGTATCCATAGTCAATACCACGATATTTATACCAGGTACTAGGTATTCTAAAAGGTTCAACAACATGCACATCATATCGCCATTGACTAAAATATTGGCCGTAGTAAACATCCCAATCACCATCTAACCAGGCCCTTCTTAATTCATCAGGTAAACCCTTTAACATCTCCATATATCCTGGGTCCTCTTGCATCAGAGTAGGATTGTCATGTATTTTACTTGGTATGAATATCCTAGTCCTACCAGTTATTGGATCGTAATGGGTTTTTTCTCGCTCATTCGCTACAAATCTAGCCTTAAACCAATTGTGCCCAGGTCCACCAGGATTACATGTTAAAAATATTTGTGGGGCTAACCCTATTGTACTACGGCAACTAGAGATAAGCTTTAAATAATCTTCCTCATCTGCAATCAATGTAGCCTCCTCAATACCCATTTTATGGTATTCGTGACCCTGGTATTTTTGATAGGCTTGTTTATCCATTAAATGGCCAGTTCTTATCACTGCACCAGTGGGAAATCTAAATTCTGCTGGGTTACCAACCACTTCAACATCCAGGTGTTTATACATCTGTGTAGCCCTATCTATGTAATCTCGTAAGTCATCGTAGTTTCTACGGATAATAAGGCCTCTATAAAGTGGATTATTAAGATATTCAGGGTCTACCATCCATGCCATTAAACAGCTGGATTTACCGCCACCACGACTACCACCGAATGCTATTTCAAATTCTTGCCTGGATAATGCAAAGGCTTGTTTTGGGTGCGGTTCCCAATGTATTTGCATTCTCACACCCCCCAGTATGTGTTTTTTCTGTACTTGGATTGTTCGTACTTGGTCATATCCTTCCAGCATTTAGGGAGGTATTCTGCACGATTGTCACATCCAGTAGCTAAACCGCAATATGTGTATGTATCTTTGTCAACTACACCAGTATGGATGTTGTAACTGGATTTGGTAGCAAAAGGACACATTCGACTTATTTTCGGGCATACATCAAACATATTCTTCCTTTGGTTTTACTGGTCGTTTTCACCACTATAAAAAGTTTTTTCATATTCTGTCTAGGAGTCCCAATGATATTGCGGACGTATGGGACCCGAGAGGACGGATGCCCCACCTCGCAAAAAATAAAAAGGTTTGCGAACAATATTATTTCGCATCAACTTTCGGATCCGAGGCCAGGACTTGCTGTTTGAGCGAGTCTTTTTCCTCGGTAGAATTAAATTTGTCCACTTTTTGTCCACTATTGCCCTGGGATTCAGCACGATCCTGGCTAACATCACCAGGTAAAAAAGTTTCGCTCGCACTCTGCGCATCGGTACTTATTTTAGGGTCATCTAAAGGAACCTTTTGAGGCAATACAATCACGCCAGTTATACCTTTTTGTTCTACCTCCATTTGCATTGCTTTTAAATCGGGCACCATTTTTGGCAGTAGGATCCGCCACGCTGATACCTGGCGTTTATCGCTGTCATTCATAGCTACATCAAATAACTTCTGTACTAATTCGTTCCTCTGTGGGTGTAATCTTACCAGGTCCTTAACTGATGTTTTAGGCCTCCCAGCTAGATTACCTGATTGTCCTTTTTTAAACGGCATATATTATTGTTTTGGCATTGTTAATTGCTTGATTATATATACCTGTGTAAAAGTATCAAACTATGGAATAAACAAACTTCTGTTTATTTTACTTGCATTGCAATGTGTAGCACTGCTACATTTGTAGTATGATATACTTAATCAAGAAAGAAAGAGAGGAACAGCAATTGAAAGAAGATAAAAAAACAACCAGTATTGATGGCGTACAGTTGTCATGTGCAGAGGATGTTGTTAAGTGGCTAGAATACTTATTACAGCATCATGATTTAACGACAGCAAAGTGCATGAAATCAGACTGGAGTGAAGAAATCGAAGTCTTTACAGACGAAGTAATCAAGAATAGATACAGAGGTATGATTTCCTGGTTAAAAGAAGGCATCGAAAGAAACAAATAACACTAACAATGGTGGTCCTGGAATTAACCAGGGCCACCGCAAGAAAAGGAACAGCAAAAATGAACACAACATCAGAAAAAATCAACAAGTACGGAACTCCAGTCAGGAATTATTTCTATGATAAACAACTTCTTACAGAGTCTGACAATGAAATGAACAGACATTTAGCAGTTGAGGCTACGAACCAGGCGATCCGTAACATATTATTAGCAACCCAGCATGAAGATGGTCAGTACATTAAAAAAGATAAATCTGCAAAAGCCTGGCTTAAAATCAGGAAGGATGGAAGGTTTACTAAATTCTTTAACGTAGAATTTAAATTTCACTTTCAGCTTTTCCTGGAGGAGGCTGTCAATAGGGCTAATGAATATGGCAAATGTGTAGCCGACCCTGAATTTTACGTTGTATCAAACTCATCTAGTCATGTGGTTTATAAAGTGATATTGTATTATGCTACTCAAATTGGCCCAGTGCGATTTGTCAACCATGTTACGTTTACTCGTGATAGGTCATGGGATATTCATAGAATCCAAAAAACATACCCAATTAAGCCACTAAGCTATGTTAATCATGCCCATAATCGCATTGATTTTATTGATAGCGAAATAGCTAAGCTACTAAAACAGAGAGATAAATACGTTGATAAGCTTGGTCCCTATTTTGATAGGAATGTAAGGCCGAAAGGGGTCTATTAGTCCATACTGATGAGTACCAGGTCGCTCCTGGTCGAAAAGGCCCTTTTAGGGCCTTCTATGGAAGCCAAAACAGTTATAAATCTAACCATTGATAGTTATAATAATAACGATCCAAAACATGGCCTACGAGGCGTACCTGGTTTGGCACCTAATTTGATAACTAATAAAAGGAACAGCAAATGAAAGTAAAACATGGAAAATATAAATGGAATCCCGATTTAAACGAGAGGGACCCCTATGATGATTACTGGTGCCTAACTGAATGTTATTATACAGCATTTGACTTAGGATTACCTGGTGTTAATCATTTTAGTATCGATTTTAAAAATGTCGATTATGAACCCGAACCAGGAGTTTGGAGTAATCCTAAATACATTAATCCAACATACTATATAGAAATTTGGTGGGATGACGAACATGAAGTGTATACTACTAGGAATTTTCAAAATCTTAAAGGGACTTTTAATAGATATGTCAAGCACATAGAGAAATTGTTTGATAATAATAACGTAAATGAAACGACTCTTAATGCATTTTTTAAACAGATACATGAAGAAGATACTGCTAGAAAAAAGCTAGACTCAAAAACTTTAGCAAAAAGAAGAATTAGAAAAGCAATTAATTCAGGTCGTTTATTTTAATTAACCAAGAAAGGAACAGCATGAAGAAAATAAAATTACCTAATCTGTATTATAAAAAGCGTGGCAATGCCAGGTTTGATATATATTATCTTTACAGAACTGGTACTAAGCAAACCTATATTAAACTAGGGAATTGTCAGGATACTGTCAGCCTAATTAAATCTAGGTATGAAGATATCAAAGCTAGATTATGGGCCGAGAAAAATGGCTTTGCACCAGCGATCCAGGCAGACACTGAGCCAGTAGTTAACCAGGTATTATTTAAAGACATCTACAGTAAGTTCATTGCTGATGTTGAAGATAACCATGGTTTTAGCTGGAAAAGGGACCTATTCAACTTCAAATCATTTGTTGAATACTTTGGTCAGGATGGTGATTGGATCGGTGGTACTCCTGGAGTAGCTAAAACATGTGAAATTGACCTAGCTACAATTGGACATAAGGACCTAGAAGGCTACTTTAAAAACCAGGCTAAGCTACATTCGAAAAGCACAGTAAACTGCCGTCATAAGTACATTAGGCCCCTTTATAAGTGGTTATGTAGGGAAGGATACCTTGATGTTAACCATTATGACAATCATGATAGGGTTAGACTGGAAGATGACTCATGGACATACCAGGCTTTATCTAGGCGTGATATCTTAAAGATAATCAGTTTAGCTGATACTCATGAACAAAAGGTATTATGGACCATTATGGCCTATACTGGTTTGGCACCTATCGATGCTGGTCAGCTATCTAAAAGTGATAATCTAGTAAGTACTGACCATTTCAACTGCATTATTACTAAACGTCAAAAAACTAGGGTATTAGCATCAGTGCCTATTTGTGGTGACTTACTTGATTTAGGAGATTTGATATTTGACCTAAATCTTACTAAAAAACAGCGAGACGATTGTAATACCGCATTTGTAGAAAAAGCCCTGGAAATAGGCATACAACAGCGAAAAGGATACAAAATAGCACAGTATGGTCTTAGACATTCTTTTATACAGATGTGTAAACCATATTTAACTGATAATGAAATAGCCTTATTTGTAGGCCATAAAAACCCAAAACAAGCACAATCTTATTTATCTCCGCTAATGTATGAGATTCATAAGAAGTTTGTAAACTTAATAGAAAAGGAACAGCAACAATGATAGTAGTTAAAATAAAAGATAGTAAGACCATCAGAATCTATGGTCAGAACATAAATAGTAAATGGAATGCT